TGGTAATATAACGGCTACAGGTGGAACGATACAATTTGTTAGAGTTGGAGAAAGTATATCTGGACAACAAATTGCTCCGACTAGTGGTACTTTATCTGTAACTGGATTAAATATATCACTAGGAATAAATACAACAGGCACCTATTCTGGTATAATTAGAGGACTATTATTTAGTCCTATAATTGTTTCATCAACTGGCGCCGATATTCGTGCAATAGAAACAGTAGTAGGAAATACATTGTTAGGTACAACCAGCGGTAGCACTAGTATAGGCGCTACAACAACAATTAACGCCAGCGCGCAACTACAAGTAGTAAGCACTACAAAAGGCTTTTTACCGCCTGTAATGACCGGCGCGCAAGCCGAAGCAATAGGCACACCAGCGGCCGGCCTTATGGTATATGCCAACAACGGTAACGGAGTAACGATAACAACTACAGGCTGGTGGGGCTACGACGGCGCTACCTGGGTTAAATTAAACTAATAAAATAAAAATAAAATGGGATATTCAATTCAGCCCGTAACAATTTGGGCAAACGGCGAGGCAAAGCAAGGTAACTATATTGACGCTTCGATAGTAAACGACAATCTTAGCGACTACGCGCAGTTTTACTGGCAGATCAGTAGCGTAACTGGTACCGGCCCGGACGAGCAAAAACAATCGCTGTCGCAAGGCAACGTATCAATAAGCGGACAAGCATACGACGATTGGGGCCAGTCGGCTGATATCAATTTAGCGGCTTATGAGTATATTTGTGAGCAATTAAATTTAACCCTAATACCTTAAAAAAATGGCAAACGTACAGGAACTAAAAGCCCAGGCCTACGACCTACTGGCAAACATTGAATTTTTACAAGCTAAGCTGAGAGAGGTCAATATGACTATAGCAGAAGAAACTAAAAAACAGCAAGAAAGTGGATCTAAACTTAGCAACGATAGCAATTAGTAGCGCTTGTAGCTTTGTGGCGTCCTGGGCCGTACTTAACCAGCGCGTAAAGACGCTGGAAGAAAAGCAGGCCAAGCACGACGACCACGGCGAGCGCCTTATCCGGCTGGAAACGAAGCTAGATATCTTAATTCAGCAATTCAAGCGTTCTAGCTTATGAAAACACAGCTCATACGATTAGCAGACGTGGCCTTTATTGGCCCGTTTATGCTGTATGCAGCGACCAAGCTAAAAGGCCAGGATCGGCAAATAATGGCAGCCCTGGGCCTAGCCACAATAATTTATAACGGAATAAACTTTGTAAAAAATGAAAAAACTATTTAAAAACTGGAAAACGACCTTTTTCGGCTTCGCAACTATTATCGGCGGCCTAGCTGCTATTTTGAAAGGCGACCTGGTTACCGGGATTACTACAATTGGCGCCGGCCTGGGCCTTACAGCGGCAAAAGACCTGGATCAAACAGGGCTGTAATGAATGAAAGGCACAAAGAACTATATTATTGCCCTGGCTATACTAGGGCTGATCTTAATTAGTAGCAAAATGAGCGCAGCGGCACTAATAGCTAAATTCGAGGGCCTGGAGCTTAAAGCCTACCAGGACAGCGCCGGTATATGGACTATAGGCTACGGCAATACGCGCAATCCTTATACAGGGCTACCAATTAAGAAAGGCGACAAGATCACTAAAAAAGAAGCCCTGGACTGGTTACGGATCACTACAGCGGCCGTTGAAGCCGACGTTAATCGCTTAGTAAAAGTGCCTGTAAATACTAATCAACGCCTGGCACTGGCCAGCCTGGTATTTAATATCGGCGCCGGAGCTTTTGCAAGATCCACGCTGCTTCGCTTACTTAATAGCGGCGCTGAAAAATCAGCTGTAGCGGCCCAATTTTTACGCTGGAATAAAGTAAAAGGCAAAGAGGTAAAAGGACTAACCAGGCGCAGACAAGCAGAAAGCGAATTATTTTTATCCTAATTAGCTGAAATTCAGCTTTTTTATCAATCTACTCAATCACAGAGTAGATTTTTTTTTGGTTGGTAAATAAATTCTGCTATAAATTCGTAAACGACAAACGACTTTTACTAACCTTAAATCTACGGAACTATGGCAATCCTAAGCGATCGCGCAGCCTACTTGCGTGAACTAGATCAAAAAATCAAAACCTTACAATTTTTAGGCAAACACCTGGACGACGCAAAAGTAAAAATTGAATTTACCTACAGTTGCGGCAGCCGGGCGCTGGTAGATCAATCACTGATCCCTTTTAACCTGGCTATGGAGCTGCGCGTACTTATTGGCGATAGTATTGACTATTATCAACGCGTTATTGTAAACGTCAATTCAATCCCAGATGAAATTGGCTAAATTTTTACTGGAATTATTTTTTTTAATTCTAGTATGCCTGCCAGTATTTTTCCTGGCCTATCTTACTATTGAAATATCTTTTTTTATTTATTACTTCAAAAAAAACCTAAACAAATGGAAAACTTCAATCATCCGGCGTTCCCGCCGCAAGTAGCGCAAGACAACCTGGGCCGCTTTGTCGCCCCGATCCCTGGAATGAGTAAGCTAGAGTATTTTGCTATCCAGCTACTTCCTACGTATTTGGAGCTAGGTAAAAAGCACCCACTGGCAGACAAAGGGCAGCCGGTTACACCAATCCAGGCCGCTATTATTACTGCAAAAAATTTACTAGAACAATTAAATGAAAAGCCCAATGAAAATACTTTACAGATCATTGAATAGCCCTAAATTTTGGCTACTGATCATTACCCTATTTATGCTATGGCTTTCTAGCTACTGGAACTACTAACTAAATGGCAAACGACGTCCGCGAAATTACTGAACTATTAAAGAGCAGGCGATACGACGCTGCCAATAGGCCGCCAGCGCAAGCCCCTATATTTACTATCCAGGGTAAAGTAGTGGGCTGCCTGCAGTCCTATATTGTTTTTAGCGGCCTGCCAAAAGCTAGTAAAAGTACATTCGTTGGAGCAGCTGCAGCGTCGGCCCTGGTACCTACTTTTCAATCGGTATGGGGTATGAAACTGCAGCTCCCTTATGACCGGCCCCGGATCGGCTATTTTGATACCGAAATGAGCAGTTTTGATTTTTACAGGCAAATGGATAAAATAATTAGCCTGGCCGAAAAAAAGAGCCTGCCCGATCATTTTGACGCTTATTCAATGCGCGAGGATATGCCAGCCAAAATACGCGCAATGATCGAACAGTATTTAATTGATAACAAGGACTGCAGCTGTCTTATCGTGGACGGCTTGCTGGATCTTTGCCTGGACTACAACGATCCGAAAGAAACTAGGCTAGTCACTAACTGGCTAAAACGGATTACAAAGCAGTACGACATTTTACTAATAGGAGTTTTGCACTTGGGTAAAGGCCAGGGAGAAACGCTGGGCCACCTGGGCAGCAATACCGATCGCTGGAGCCAGTCGACAATGATAGTCGAAAAAAACAAAGACGCCGGCCAGTTCGTACTAAAGTCAAAATATCTTCGTAGCGACGGCGACTTTGAGCCGGTCGCCATAATGAACTATGACGGCCGCTGGAGCCAAGTACCGTACATTGAGCCAGCACCGACGATCCCTACAAAAAAAACTAAAAAATAAATTTTATGCATAAAATGTCTATTAACGAATTATCAAAACTAATGGCAAAACACATTTTAGAAGATAATATGCTGGATATTGAAACCGTTGCGAGAAAAGCTAAAATATATTTATTAGCCTGGCAACGAACGCAACAAATACCTAAAAAAATAGAAAAATTAACTCAAATACAAATAGACGGTATAAAATATCAAATAATGAAAAAACATTATGAAAATGTAATATTGGAAAATATAGATCCAATAAAGGCAGGATATGAAATAAATAGATTAAGAGAAATTATGGACTTAATAGACAAACAAAATTTTAACCCGGGGACAGGGGCAACTGAACAGCAATAACTATGGAACAGAAAAATAACAGCGGCAGCCTTTACAAAAACACTAAGGACAAGCCCACGCAGCCGGACTACACCGGATCGGCCACCATTGCCGGAAAGCAATATCGGGTTAGTGGCTGGGTAAATAAAAGCAAGGCCGGATCTAATTATTTACGGATCTTATTTAGTGAGCAACAGTCGCAAGATCTAAACGCTACAGCCAGCCAGGTTACTATGCCTATGCAGCCGAAAAGTAGCCAGGAGCCAGTAGATAGCGTTATTTTAGACGATCT